AGTAACAATGTAAAACAAAAACGTAAAAAAATTCACACATACACAAAAATAAAAGGGGCCCTGGGGCTAAGAATATCGTTTTTTGTAACGCGTTGGTAGTCAAATAGGTAGGGGCAGCACTAAACTTCTATATTTCTAACAATAAAAACTATGACACAAGCCTTATAAGTAGTATAGTAACAGGCTTATGTCACACTTTTGCGTGTAATACCTTTAATATGGCAAAACAAAAATTATCACCTAAAGCTTCAGCTGCTAAAAAGAAGCGTGACTTAGAGTTTGCTAAAACTCCTATGCGTAAAAAAAAGAAAGCAGAGAACCAAAAAGCTAGGCGTGCATTTAAAAAGAGAGGCTTCAGGCTAAAAGGTAAAGACGTGCATCACTGTCCTAGAACTGGTAAGCTAATTTTGGTATCCGTTGCTAACAATAGAGGCAACTTCGGCAAAGGCACTAAAAAAGAAGGCTAGCGCGTAATTATACAAACATCGATACTAACTAACATAAACAATATAAAATGGCGTTTAAATTAAAAGGCTTTCCTTTGATGGATGGAACAAAGCCGATGAAAATGAAAAAAGATGCGGCTATGAAAATGAAGAAGGCCGCAATGCAGCTTAAAAAAGAAGAAGCTGCTATGAAGCTTATGAAAGAAAAAGAGTCTGCAATGAAAATGGGGCACTCTCCTAAAAAAGCTGCTGCTAAGCCAGATTTTCTAGATCTTGACAAAGACGGTGACAAGACTGAGTCTATGAAAGAAGCTGCTGCTGATAAAAAAAATCCTGCTATGCAAATGAAGTCTGCTATGAAGCTTAAAGGTGAGGCTATGAAAATGAAAACTCCCATGAAAAAAGAAGGTACAAAAAAAGGTAGATATAAAGGATTCCCTATTGAATACCCTGCAAACATGACACTACAAGAATATATACAACTAAATAAAGCCGAACTAGATAAAATGGTTTCTAGAGGCAAGTAATACTAACAATTAACCAATAAATATTTAAACCAATGACCTATTTATTTTACAAAACCAGTACATACACTGGACCAACTAAAACTAATGAGAAAACTGTTAAAGAGTGGACGCATTTGTCTAACAAAGAGAACTGGAGAATCACTCAATTACCAAACGGTTACTACCAAACAGAAGTTTGTGGCGTTGAAGACGCTGAAAAGTGGCACGATGTCACGCGTAGAGAAACTCTTGAAGGCGCTGAAGCCGCAATAGACGGTAGTATCGAGCATTTTACTAAAAAATTAGAGGCTACAAAAGGCCCTAAAGTAGTAAAATCATTTAAAAATGATTAGATTTTTGACAATAGTCACTGGTTGGATTGGTATTTTGTTTACAATAGCAGTCTACACAGTGGCTATTTTAGGTTTAGTCAAATTATTTGCGTAAACAACTAATTTAATTTAATAAAATGGAATACAATTTACCTAGTGAGATCGTAAAAGATCTCAACTTTGGCAATGACGCCAAGAAAAAAATCATTAACGGTGTAATAAAACTAGCATCGGCAGTTAATTCAACCCTTGGAGCTTCTGGAAAGTGCGTAATTTACGAAGATGGACGCGGCAAGCCTGTAATTACCAAAGACGGCGTTACAGTAGCGCAGTCTGTAGTATTATTTGATCCTGTGGAAAACATCGGCGCAACACTAATTAAAGAAGCTGCAAGCAAAACTGTAAAAGAAGCTGGCGATGGGACTACAACTGCTACTGTTTTAGCCGAGTCTTTACTAATATCTGCTTACGAAACTATATCAGAAGAAGTTTCTATACGTGAAATTAAACAAGGCATCGACAAAGCTGTAGAAAACGTCATTAAGTATTTAGACAAAATAGCTGTAGAGGTTAATGAAGACATGTTAAATCATGTAGCTGCTATTAGCTGCAACAATGACAAAGAGCTTGGCGCTATTATAGCTGAAGCCTACAACACGGTTGGTAAAGACGGTGTTGTTCTTATGGAAGAATCAGATACAGAAGAAACTTACGTTGAGACCGTAGACGGCATACAGTTCGACTGCGGTCTTACTTCCCCTCACTTTGTTACAAATACTGACAAGCAAAAAGCAGAGCTTGATAACCCACTAGTGCTGATATGTATGAGTGAAATACCTAACATACGCAAAATACAGACTATATTAGAGCATGTTATCAAGCAAAACCGATCTTTACTTATTGTAGCGCCTGTTGCTCAGCAAGTAAAGTCGGCGCTGCTCATGAATAAAGTAAAAGGTAATATTAAAGTTAATATTATCGATTTGCCTGGCTTTGGGCCTACTAAAAAAGATACGTGCGAAGACTTAGCTATTTTAACTGGTGCTACACTATTTAACGAAGAGCTAGGGGATGATTTAGACGCTATGAAGCCTGAAAATCTAGGAGAAGCAGAATATTCAATTACAGATGATAAAAATACTATTATAACAACTATAGATGATACAAGCGAAAAAGTCGCAGAAAGAATCGATCAAGTTGCAAAACTTGTTAGTGACGAAAAAAATGGTTTCTTTAGAAAAAAGTTGGAGCAGAGATTGTCTATGTTATCTGGTAGTGTTGGAATTATCAACGTGGGCGCTAACTCGAAGGTGGAGCTTAAAGAAAAGAAAGACCGGGTTGAAGATGCGATTTACGCTACAAAAGCTGCGCTCAAGGAAGGCATAGTGCCTGGCGGTGGTGTAGCCTTGTTAAATGCTTCTGAAAAAATTAAAGCAGAGACTATAGGTGAAGAAATACTAATGAACGCTATTAGAGCTCCATTTAATACTATACTAGCTAATGCAGGTTTAGACATTGACATGGACATGAAAGAAGGTAATGGCATTAACGTAGTATCAGAAGAAACTGTAAATATGATTGACGCTGGTATTATCGATCCCGTGCTAGTTACTAAAACCGCTTTAATAAATGCCGCTAGCGTAGTATCTACTATTATCTCAGCTGATTGTGTAATATCAAATATTCGAGTAAATGAAAGCAGTTAATCATTACGTAGTAGTAGATAAAATTAAAGAGACCGAAAAAAAGGTTGGCGGACTTATTATAACAGAAGATACAAATACAGACGTTAGATATTGTAAAGCTAAAATTATATCTGTAGGTGATCTTGTACAAAATGTTAGTGATGGCGACATTATATGGTATGATAAACACGCGGGTTATGGAATAGAGTATGATAACAATTATTATTTTGTAATTAAAGCAAGTGATATTGTACTAGTAGATTAAACATAAACCATACACAATAATCCTTATACATAAAATCTAAAACAAATTATTTATTAATCATTTTAAAAAAAAAAATTATGAAACTTATCAAAATTCCAGTAATGGCAGGTAGCGCGATACTTGACCCTAGAAAAAACTTTTACATTAATATGAATGACATCTATGAAGTTGATGGAGCGGGTTTAGTCGCGGACACTTGTACTATTAAGTTTGTTAGCCACGGCGTTAGTGATGACGCTGCCACAACAGTAGAAGGTACAGTATCAATTCTTATGGATGGAGACGACGTTGCTGAAAAAACTAGAAACGCAAACAAGCTTGCTGACTACATAGCTGAAATAATGCAACAGGCAGATCAGCGTGGTTTAAAAAAACCTTTTGACTTAATTCCTACGTTAGCTAAAATACACGCAGTAACAGGTATAGTTAAAACTAGTGGCGCTGGCAACGATGCTATCGTTTCTATTACTTTATCGTAATAAATGCGGCTAACTAGCCAAGATTTACGTGAATTACAAATCCTAAAGTACTACAGGCTCACTAGAAAGTGGGCTTGTAGAACTTACGGGTTAACAGACGCAGAGCTTGAGTTATTGATTTACTTAGACTGCAAAAAAAGATTTACACGCAAAGAGTTTGAAAATGGTGAATACACCCTTAGCTGGGATAAACACCGTTGGGAAAAGCTAAGAAGAGAAGGCTGGATTGAAGTATGGCGTCATCGAAATCGAACTACGATTAAGTACAGCGTCTTTAAAACTTCTTTTAAATGCAGCCATTTAATTAGCAGAATATACAGAATACTATTAGGCGAAGAAGACGTGCCTACTACTGAGAGAAACGTCTTTTACAAAAATGAAACATATACAGATAAAGTATTTAATAAAGCTTTAGATGATATGATAAAAGACCCAGAAAGATAATGGCGTTTAAACTAGGATCAGAAAAAAGACAAATACGAAACTCTAGCAATACACCTATATTTAGAAAAAAATTAGGTGACGGCATAATGGGTGAAGCTAATTCTGATGGATCTATATACATTGACCCTAGCGTGCCTGAAGATGAAGTCAACTACGTAGCTACTCATGAAATGCAGCATCAAACAGATATGAAGATAGGTAGAACAACTTATGACGATTCCGCTGTTTATCACATGGGCCAGGTTTGGCCAAGAGGAAATGGATATATAACAGACCCATTTACAGGTAAGAAATATCCTGAAGGGAGTAAAGAATTACCTTGGGAAAACGATAAGATATGATAAGTAATTTAATAGGTGGTTTATTTGGTAAAGTCGTAGATAATGCTGAAGGCATATTAGACAAAGTTATAACTACAGACAAAGAAAGAGACGAGGCTAAATTAGCTTTAAAAAAACTACTGCTAGACGCAGAGCGCGAAGCTTTTACGAAAGAAGTTGAAGATCGCAAGTCTGCGCGTGATCTATATAAAGACGATGCTATAATTCAAAAGCTTTTAGCTACTTTGTTTACAGTGGCGTATTTTGGCATTACATTTGTAATGTTTCAATACTTTGTAACTAAGACTATAGATTTAGGCGAGTTTGAAATTAGCTTTATATCAACAATATTTGGCGCTATGAGTGCTAAGGTAAATACAATAATAGACTTCTTCTTCGGTGGAAGTTCAAGTAAAAACGAACAAACAAAAATAAAATAATGCATAGTAAAAATTTTAAAACAGATCAGATAAAGCCAACAATACAAAGTAACATAGCTTTTACCACTGGCGATTTACTTTTTGACTGGACAGCTTTTGAAATACCTAATGGAGCCGCAGTACTTCAAGATATATCTGGTTATATAATGGGTACTAATGGAGGTTCTCAATCTGGAGAGCTTTTTAACTTAGTATTCGCTAAAGCTATAGACGGAACACCTCCTCCTACTTTAGGCACTTTAAACGGTGGTCTTTTAGCTGCTAGCTCTATACCATCTAAAGATCATATAATAGGTTATCAGTCTATAGATTTTGGTGAAAGAGCTGATGCTGTTTTAGACTCTATGGTATCATATAACATGTTTGGCGCTAACTTTAGTTCTACTACGCCTTACGTATATCAGCCAATAGTTCTTCAAGGAGATAGAACTGAAGGTTTAGCCAACAAAGGATTTCAAAAAATATATGTAGCTGGCATAGCTGAGTCAAACATAGACTTTGGAACTGGAGCACTTGCTAACGGAAATACTGTTCACCCTGACACTACAATAACAGTTGATGGCACTGCAGCTACTAATGTTTTTGCTGTAGGTGACGCTATATACTCTGCAGCTATTGGTGGAGGTAGCGTTGTTGACATAGGAACTATAACCGCTGTTGTTGATGGTACAATAACTGTAGATTACGGAACTAACACTGGCATAACTATAGTAAATAATACAGAAATATGTCACACTAATCCAATATCTTTTAGATTTGGATTACAATACTAAACTATGCCTATATTAACCTATATAGACGGTATACCACTTTACACTACCAAAGCTGAGGCTATATCTTGGGGTGCTCAAAAAAATCCTAAGATATTTGGCTATCATACTCACGAGTATAATGGCACGGTAGGCTATATGGCTGGATATGCTCACTCTACTAACATGGCTAAAGATTATGACAGTAATTTTTATCGAGGTATTGTAAGCGAAGCTGATGATTTACAAAAGCTATCAGATTTTTACACTAATATAACAATAGATCATCAAAAAAGTAGAAATACATTAGAAGCTAAATACAACACTATATCTGATGGATTAAATGAAGTTAGTAATTATCCGCCTGGATCTTTAAATGATATACAGCAAAAAGCAATAGATGATTACATAGCTCAATTAAACGAGCTATTACAATCGTTAAAATTGCAAATAGATAAAAACAAAAAACAGTTAGACTACATACGTTCACTAAATATAAATGAATTTGGCTTGTATCTTCAAGGTCGCGAAGTAGTAGGTAAGCCAGCTGAGCTACCTATAGTATTTGATCCTAAGCAAGAAGCTGAATTAGTAATACAAGCTGTAAACGAAATATTAAATAATAATAGTTCTAGAGAAGTAGTAAAAGTAGATGATATAAAGCAAGATCTATCTACTCAAACAGAAGACGTAAGAACACCGCAGTCTTCAAGATATTAATAATTTTAAATTAAATAAAATGGCAAAAAGAAAAACCCCAAAACAAAAAGACGAAGTAATTGATTTAACTAAACCTCAAAATATTGAAAAAGAGGAGTTAGAAAGTTTGCAGCAACTAATTAAGTCATTAGACATGGCTCACTTAGAGCTAGGTGTTATAGAGCATAAAAAGCATTTAATATGCCACGACATTATGACTATAAATAATTTTGTAGAAAAAACAAAAAAAAGTTTTGAGAAAAAGTACGGCACTGCTGATATTAATGTCAAAACTGGAGAAATTAAATATAATGAAGATGCAGACGACAAAACTAATAAGGAAAATAACGATAGGTAAAGATTATAAGATAGACGCTATGCATTACTCCGTAGGCCAAGAGGTTTACGGAGGTCATACTATTTGCGACATAATAGAAGAAAAAGATAAGTACAGCATATACATCAAGAAAAATAAAGATATTATGCCTTGGAAAGACTTTAATAAAAACATGGCCGTATCTATAGAATATAATCTTGAATATTGATGAAAAGTTTACACCACTTTATAGTAGAGCCTAAAGGATCTAGATACAGCAATACTAAAGACGTAGAAGGCAAAAATCTTATAATTAATTCTGAAAATCAAAATCACGAGTTTGTTAATCGCAAAGGTATTGTTTTATCTACCCCTATTGCTCATGACACTGATATTAAGCAAGGCGCAGAAGTTATTGTACATCATAATGTATTTAGAAGGTGGAGCGATGTTAAAGGTAGAGATAAAAATAGTAAAGCTTTTTTATCTGACAATAAGTATTTAGTAAGTCCTGACCAATTATTTCTTTATAAAAATGATAAAGACTGGAAGCCTTTAAAAGGTTTTTGTTTTGTTCAACCTTTGTTAAATGATGATATGTTTGACGAAAATAAAGAGCATCCAGATAGAGGAGTTGTAGTTTATACTGACGGTGTTTACGAAAAAGGTGAAGTTGTTGGTTATACTCCATTTTCACAATACGAGTTTATAATTGACGGTCAGCGCTTGTTTAGGGTGTACAATAAGTTTATTACAATTAAATATGGACATCAAGGAAGTAAAGAGACATATAATCCAAGCTGGGCACAAAGCAGTTAAAGAGTTAATAAAAGTTGCTGAAGAGCAAATTATAACTAACACTGAAGATGACGTATCTGCTGACCGTCTTAAAAATGCCGCGGCTACTAAAAAGTTAGCTATATTCGATGCGTTTGAAATACTTAACCGTATACAAGAAGAAGAAAATATTTTGGAAGGAAAGACATCTGAAGAAAAAAAAGAACGAGTATTTAAAGGCTTCGCGGAAGGCAGATCGAAATGAGTTATAAGCAAACTTTATATAAAGTAATTGAGCCTATAAAGCTAACAACTATAAATAGGTTAAACAAATCTAAGAAGTGGCGCTATGGCTATAATAAAGAACACGATATTGTTGTAATATCAAGGACAGGGCAAATAGGTGATATATACGAAATACAAAACCTAAAAATAGCTCTACCAAAACAACCAAAAGATGTATATAGCAATAAAGACAAAAAGTGGAAGAGGTTCGATTATCCAAAAGAACTATCGAAACTTAAAAACATATTTGACTGGAGAGATTACCCGGAAGAATCAAAAGAAAAGTGGTATGACTATATCGACACAGAGTTCGAGCGTAGAGAAGCAGGATTTTGGTTCAATAATAACGGGACACCTACATATATAACAGGCACACACTATATGTATTTGCAATGGAGCAAGATTGACGTTGGCGCTCCAAACTTTAGAGAAGCTAATAGATTATTCTATATATTCTGGGAAGCCTGCAAGGCAGATGTTAGATGTTATGGCATGTGCTACCTTAAAAATAGACGATCAGGTTTTTCGTTTATGTCTTCAGCAGAAACAGTTAATCTAGCTACAATATCTTCAGATGCTAGATATGGAATATTATCAAAATCAGGGTCAGATGCTAAAAAAATGTTTACCGACAAGGTGGTACCTATCTCTATCAACTACCCGTTCTTTTTTAAGCCGATACAAGACGGTATGGACAGACCTAAAAGTGAACTTGCTTATCGCGTTCCTGCGAGTAAGTTCACGCGTAAAAAAATTACTGCGAACGAATCGAAGGAAGAGTTGGTTGGACTTGATACTACTATTGACTGGAAAAATACAGGT